CAAGCGGAAACCTGGGCTGCAAAAAATAAATGGTTCGGTCAAAACCGAGCAATGACTTTTACAGCTTTTGAAATCCACAAGGATCTGGTTGAAAGGGAAGGGTATGACCCTAAATCAAATGAGTACTATACGGAGATCGACAAACGTATAAGAGTTGACTTTCCTAATAAATTTGATAAGGATAGGGGTATAGAAACGTCCAAGCCCGTTCAGTCGGTCGCTTCAGCACAAAGAAGTGTAAAACAAGGACGCCAAACTGTGAGACTCACTTCCTCACAAGTGCACATAGCAAAAAAATTAGGAGTGCCACTCGAAGAATATGCGAAACAATTAAAACTCACGAAGGAGGCATAAGCATATGAAAAAAGACGAAAAACAAGCTTCTCGTGCGAGTCAGACACGGTCAAAGACTGAAAGACCAAAAGTGTGGACTCCCCCATCATCACTAGATGCTCCGCCTGCGCCTAAAGGATTTAGGCATAGATGGATACGAGCAGAGAGTTTAGGGTTTGACGACACTAAAAATATCTCTGGTCGACTGAGAGAAGGATTTGTATTGGTGAGAGCCGATGAATATCCCGACTCAGATTATCCCGTAGTTCCCTCAGGGAAATACTCAGGTGTCATTGGAGTTGGTGGCCTTTTGCTGGCAAGGATATCGGAAGAGATTGCGAAGCAACGAGCAGCCTATCAGGATAAGTTAACCGAAGGGCAAGACGAAGCAGTAGAAACTAATCTCATGAAGGAACAGCATAAGAGTATGCCGATCAATGTTGAACGGCAATCTCGCGTAACCTTCGGTGGTACAAAGAAATAAATTTTATTTCTCGGGATAACAATTAATTCCCTATCACTGAATTTAATTAACCGTTTGTGATTGTAAAAAATCACAAGCACAAGGAGTAATATTATGGCAAATCGAAACACAGTAGGATTTGGATTACAAGCCACTGGTACTATGGGATCAAACTATACGAACCAGGGTCAATCCAACTATTCTATTGATGCTGGCGATGCTACAGCTATATATAATGGCCAAGCTGTGAAGCTTACGGCTGGTTATATAGTGACGGCATCTGCAGCGATTACCAATAATCCTCTTGGAGTTTTAAATGGTGTATTTTACAATGCGACTTCTACACAGAAGCCGACGTGGAATACCTATTACCCAGGTGGAATTACTCCAGCAAATAGCGAAGACACTACAGCGTTTGTTTTAGACAATCCGTTTCAATTATATGAAGTCTCTGTTGATACACTGATGGGGGCTAGTGTGCCCGCAGCCACTGTAGCAACAATAGGCTTATCAATGGGAACACAAACATCGCAAGGAAGCACGACTACTGGAAAATCTAGTCAGTCGTTAGTTTTCGCTACAATAGCTACAGTTGCTAATACTTGGAGAGTTTTAAGGGTCGCAGGAGATCCTGAAAATGAGGACATGACTGCTGCGTGGTGCACAGTCGTTGTTGTCAACAACTTAAACCAAATTATTAACAGTGTGGCGTAATAGGAGCATATAGACTATGGCAATATCACGAGCACAACTAGTTAAAGAACTAGAGCCTGGCCTGAATGCACTATTCGGGCTGGAGTACAAAAGGTATGATAATCAACATGCTGAAATATACGTAACCGAGTCTTCTGACAGGGCTTTTGAAGAAGAAGTCATGTTATCAGGATTCGCTAATGCCGATGTGAAAGCGGAAGGTGCTGGAATCAATTATGATCAGGCACAAGAAACTTACACAGCTAGGTATACAATGGAAACTATCGCTCTAGCATTTGCGATAACAGAAGAAGCTATCGAAGATAATCTCTACGACAGACTTGCTTCTCGTTATACAAAAGCTTTGGCAAGATCCATGTCCAATGCAAAAGAAGTTAAAGGAGCTAATCCGTTAATTAATGGGCTGCCTCAAACAGCTACATTTTTAGCCGGAGATGGCGTTGCATTATTCTCTACTGCACACACAACAATCAGTGGAACTAATGTATCAAACACTTTAACAACTCAAGCAGACTTAAACGAAACTTCATTAGAACAGGCACTGATCGATATCGCTGCTTTCACTGATGAAAGAGGTTTAAGAATAGCAGCTAAAGGAACTAAAATGATTGTTCCTTCTGGTAACCAGTTCAACGCTGAGAGAATTTTAAAATCTCAAGGTAGAACTCAAACTGCTGATAATGATATCAATGCGATCAATTCAATGGGAATGATTCCTCAAGGATATAGAGTGAACAATTACCTAACTGATGCTGATAGCTGGTACATTATTACGGACGTACCAAATGGTATGAAAATGTTCCAAAGAACACCATTGACAACTGCAATGGAAGGGGACTTTGATACTGGCAACGTTAGATACAAAGCTAGAGAAAGATACGTTTTTGGCGTATCTGACTATAGAGGTATCTTCGGAGTACAAGGCGTATAAGCAATAAATTAGAAGTGAGGCGGCCACAAAGTCGCCTCATTTCGACAATACAGTAAGAAATTCTCATATGAAAAACTTCAGAGTTCAAATTCGATATCATGGCTATTATGCTGACTTTAATGTTTCAGCGGAAGACACAGCCGAAGGTATTGAAAAATCAATCCTTGACAAACTGGGAAAAAATGAGGTAAAGTTCGAATCTGATGGATTCACCAATAAAAAAGGTGGATGGATAACCTATGAGGAGGTTACAAATGACGGAAGACCTGTACACTACAAAGAGGTCCTTGGAGTTAGAATGGCAACAAGAGCACCTGAAGGACGGGAAGCATAATATCAGGATGATCGAGATTAATAAAAAAATCCAGGATATTATTAAAGAGATCGTTGCCAAAGAGTTTGAAGCGGATACGCTTCAAATTAAAGTAAACGAAGCCAAGCCCGAAGTTTCGATAGCCACTTAAGCGCTATCAAAAATCATACAAAACCACAGGGATACCTTGCGCTATACGCAAATCTGCGTTATAGATTAATTACTATACAATTATTTAATGAATGTAGACGAGTATAGTCGACGGCCTAGAGACTACATTCACAAACTAGGAGGATTATAATCATGGCAAATACAACTTTTAACGGTCCAGTACGATCCGAAAACGGATTTGTGGATATCGCTAAAAATTCAGTAGGGGCAGTTATTACTCAAATGAAACTGGAGCAGTACACTGCTACAGTAACTGTTGATAATGGCGCTACAACTGGAAAAGAAAGTGCAATTGGAATGCCAACAAATTTCATTCCATTGGCATGTACAGTCGTAGTGACAGTAGCGGCAACCAACGCAGTTAATCTTGACGATGTAGGATCAGATGCTGATACAGACGGTTACTTAGATGGAATCGGAAGTACATGTGCAGTAAATTCTACAGGATTCAAAGGATTCTGGGTTTTAAATGGTGCATTAGGATTCATTGACTTAGGAGCCGGTGTTGTTGCAACAAGCTCAACACCTGACGAAGTCGAAGTCGTTGTAAGTGGGGACCCAGGAGCTACGGGTGTCACTTTAAAATTGAAATTCTTTGGAATTTCTAGTACTTCAGACACAGCGTAATAAAATAATGTGAGCTCCTTCGGGAGCTCACGACTAAGGAGAATAAATTATGGCATTTACAAGTGACCAAACAACCTTAAATACAGCTACAACTAGTGCAACAGTACTACGAGCGGCTAGAACTAGAGTTACCTCTATTCAAGGTAGAGCAGAAGCAGGTTCTGTTTTACTTTTGCATGATGTGGCTACTGCAGGTGATGCAGCAGCAGGTAATTTAAAAGCTACTTATAGATGGGAAACAGAAGGCATACAACTCTATATTCCTGGCTCGGGTATCGTATTTAAAAATGGGGTTTGTGCGACTTTAACTCAGACAGCTGGAGTAGACGGAAGCGTTACACTTACTATTACTGGGGCGTAGGAGACTAAATGGCTAACACGACATCCGGAACAGCAACGTTCGGGAAAACGTTTGCAATTGATGATATTATTGAAGAAGCCTTTGAGAGATGTGGTATTAGAGGAGTCGCTGGTTACCAGTTAAAAACTGCCAGACGCTCTTTAAATATCATGTTTCAAGAGTGGGCGAACAGAGGTATTCATCTCTGGGAAATTGCCGACGGCTACTTAACTCTTGTCGCTTCTACCAATCAATACATTGGCTATCGTTCAAGCGCCGATGGAACTTCAACTTTATTAAATAGTGCAGGTGCCGCTTTATATGGTACCGATGATATTTTTGAAGCCTCTTATAGAAGTAGCGCAGGGACAACAAGTCAATCAGATAGTCCTTTAACAAAAATTTCAAGATCAACTTATTCTGCTTTATCAAATAAATTAGCTTTAGGACAACCCTCACAATATTGGGTTCAAAGATTTATAGATCGAGTTACAGTTACTTTATACACAACTCCAAGTTCAAGTCAGGCTGGAAGTCAAATTCAATTTTATTATATGAAAAGAATTGAAGATGCAGGCGCTTATACGAATGCAGCTGATGTTCCTTATTATTATATTCCCTGTATGTGCGCAGGTTTAGCTTATTATGTCAGTATGAAATATGCACCCGATAGAACACAAAATTTAAAATTATTATACGAAGATGAATTATTACGAGCGGAGGCAGCAGATGGATCGGAAGCGAGTACGTATATTACTCCGAAAACATATTATCCATCTAGCGCATAATTATGGCTCGATTTGCACAGGGAAAATTTGCATTAGCGGTTTCAGACATTAGTGGACAATCTTTTCCATGGAATGAAATGGTTACTCAATGGAATGGATTGTTTGTACATTATTCTGAATTTGAATCTAAGCAACCCCAACTTGATCCTAAACCCAGTGCAGCGGATCCCACAGCTTTAACAAAATCAAGACCTCAACAACCTTCTCCCGATAGTTTAAGATTTTTATCTTTTAACCCTTTAACTACTTATGCGGCAGCTTCAGGACTTATAAATGTATATTCAGTAGATCATCAAAGAACTTATGGAACTACTATAAGATTTAGAGGACCACCTACTACTTCTCCTGGTACAGGAACTCCTGATACTGTAGGACTTGACGGTCCAGTTGCAGGTAATCCAGTTGTAGGTTTTGCTAATATTGCAAACATAGATGGTATACTCGGTGCTACAATTTGTGGAGCTTCAGGCTTTTCTGTAGTTCCAGGAAAATATACTTCGGTAACTACAACTTTAGCTGCAGCAATTACTGATACAACGACAACCAGTGGAATTACTTTAACAAGCTCAACTGATTTTAAAACTAGTGGACCTGTTGTTCCTACAATTAATAATCCTAATGGAACTCCTACTAATGCTATTTTAGTTGGAACTGAAATTATTACTTATACTGGAATTAGTTCCAATGTTTTAACAGGAGCTACAAGAGGAGCTCATGGATCAACGGCGGCTACGCATTTAATTTTAGCAGCTGTACGAAATCTATTAACTCCAGATAATTATTACTATTTTAATAGCGGAGGAACAGCGACTACTGGACAAATCAGTGGAGGTGGCTATAATACATCTTCAGGACCAGTAACATTAAAAACGATAGGACCACAATAATATGCCATCAGGATTAACATACACTTTAGATAATTTACGAACGGATATCAGAAACTATACCGAAGTAGGAAGTACAGTTTTTAGTGACTCGGTTTTAAGTCCATTAATTATTAATGCTGAAAATAGAATTTATAGATCTTTTGATGCTGATTTAGAAAGAGCCTACGCGACTTCAAATATGATTATTGGGAATCGATATGTAACAATTCCCTCATATTTAAGAGTCATTAGATATATTCAATTAACTAATGATGATGGGGATCAAGTTTATTTAGAACAAAGAGACCCTAGTTTTATGGCAGAATATTATTCGACTCCAAGTTCTTCTTCAACTAGTATCCCTAAATATTATGCCAATTGGGATGAAAAATATTGGGTAGTAGCTCCTACGCCAGATACCGCTTATGCAATTACGATGGCTTTTAATAAAGAGCCAATAAGTTTAACAAGTACTACATTACCTGCTGCGGCTCCCGCAGCTACAAATGGAACCTATGTATCCAATAAATATCAGGATTTACTTTTATATGCATGTCTGGTAAATGCATATGGATACTTGAAAGGCCCGATGGATCTGTTACAACACTATCAAGGGCTTTATAAAGAAGCTTTAGAAACGTACGCGACTGAACAAATGGGTCGTAGACGCAGAAACGAATATCAGGATGGAGTTATTCGTATTCCTATTAAATCGGAATCACCATCAACTTTTTAAGGAGATAAAAAATATGGCAAACGTAATACCTTATGCATTTCGTGGAGAGTTATTCACTGGAACACATAATTTTGCTTCCGGAGGGGATCAGTTTAAATTAGCACTTTATACATCAAATCCTTACAACACATCGAGTACTGCTTATAGTGCAACAAATGAAGTGAGTGCTTCGGGAACTAATTATACTACGACTGGAAACGTTTTAGCAGGTAATGCTGTCGTTTCGACAACAGCCGTGGCGTCTTGTGATTTTACAGATTCGACTTGGGCGAGTGCTACTTTTACAGCAGCTTTTGGAGCAATTTACAATGATGATAAAGCAGATAAATTATGTGTCGTGTTAGATTTTTCAGGAAGTAAAACTGCAACGAATGGAACATTTAAAGTTTCATTCCCAGATCCGACAACAGCAGCCGATGCAATTATAAGCATGGCTTAAGGAGAATAAAAAATGGCTTTAGTTATAAATGACAGAGTAAAAGAATCGAGTACAACTTCTGGAACAGGAACAATAAGTCTTGCAGGAGTCGTAACTGGCTTTGAAGGTTTTGTTGCTGGAATTGGAACTACTAATACAACTTACTATTCAATTTTTGAACAAGGAACTGCTAATTGGGAAGTTGGAGTTGGCACTGTAACAGATGCGACTCCTGATACACTTTCAAGAGACACTGTAATTTCAAGTTCTAATTCAGATGCAGCAGTAAATTTTACGTCTGGTACAAAAGATGTATTCTGTACTATGCCGGCAAGTAAAGTTGTTTATTTAGATGCTTCAACCCCTCCAGTACCGGTAGGAGCAGCGAGCGCAGGTTTTGCATTAGCAATGGCTGTCGCATTATAGGAAAAAATTATGGCACAAGATTTTAGAAACGATATACAAAGAAACGTAGGAACAGTTCAGCAACTATTGTTGGATGCGGGAAATTATGACGCCGTAATATGAATTAGATGTTGTAATGTTCATGCGTCTTCAACGATTGCTTTGGATGTTTATATAATAAATGGCGGAAATAATTATTACATCGCTAAAGATGTAAGCGTTCCACCAAATTCTGCAATTGAACTCATTCAAGGCGGAGCTAAAATTGTTCTTAAAAGTGGAGACGATTTGTATGCAGTCAGTGATATTGCATCTTCGGTTGATATTGTTACTTCGTATATTGATACAATTAGTTCTTAAGGAGAATTATGACGGCAGTAATAAATGGAATCCAGTATGTTGGAGGCTCATATGGCCCCAATGATTTTATAAATAATCAAGCATCAAGCTTGAATGTCACTCAAACAATTGAGAGTGGTGTCTTAGCAGGTCCAATTTCTATTCCGGCAACCATAACAATAACAGGAACATTGGTGGTCGTTTAATGAGCAAAATAGAAGTAAATACAATTGACTCACAATGTGGATCAGCTTTACAAATTGGAGACGCTAATACAGCTACAATTGGTTTAGGTAAAAGTGGAGACACTATTACTGTTCCATGTGGTGCAACGATTGTAAATAGTGGGACAGCAACAGGTTTCGGAAGAACAGGAACGGTTGATTGGAATACCACAAAAATTACAGCTGACCCAGCTAACGCTGTTTCAGGTACAGGTTATTTTTGTGATACTTCAGGAGGAGCTTTTACAGTAACTCTCCCAACGTCCCCTAGTGCAGGAGATATTGTAGCAGTTGCGGATTACACAAGAACTTTTGAATCCAACAATTTAACTATCGGTAGAAATTCTAAACCCATTGGAGGTGTTGCTCAAGATGGAACATTAAATGTGGATGGACAATCAGCAACTTTTGTTTTTGTAG